CGTTTTGTGCATTTGGAGATGCGTGTTGATTGGGACGACTGGTTTCAATGGGCTGTGGATAACCGTATTCACAAGGACGTAGTTGGCTTCCTTACTTTTAGCAAGAAAGACCTCTACGACTTTGATCCTAAAGGCGGCTCACGAGCTTTTGCTACCCCTCGTAGCTGGACCTTTGTAAGCGAGCTGTTATTTGATGATGAAGAGAGCACCGATACTCTTACTGACTTAACCGCGGGTGCTGTTGGTGAAGGGCTGGCTATCAAGTTTATGGCACATCGTAAAGTGTCAAGCAAATTGCCCAATCCTACTGACATCCTTAAAGGTAAGGTAAAAGAGCTCAAGACCAAAGAAATCTCAGCAATGTATAGCCTAACTGTATCATTGTGCTATGAGCTTAAAGACGCTTCGGATAAGAATGCCAAAGATTGGAACGATCAAGTCAATAACTTTTTTGAGTTTATGATGGCTAATTTTGAAACTGAATTGGTTGTTATGGGCACTAAACTTGCTCTTACCCAATACCAACTTCCTTTGGATCCGGACGAGATCAAGTGTTTTGATGACTTTCATGCCAAATACGGCAAGTATATTGCGGCTGCTACTGAAAAGCGATAATTTGGTAAGGCAACAATTGACAGGGTCTAAGGACCCTGTTATACTATATACTGTATAAACAGGAGCAAATTATGAGTCAATTAGATCCTATTGTAGATAAGATTATCGTAGCCCGTGTTGGACTACTGCTACGCCATCCATTTTTTGGAAACATGGCTACTCGCCTTCAGATCAAGGATGCTACAGACTGGTGTCCTACTGCGGCAACAGATGGACGTCATCTTTACTATAACCGAGACTTCTTTGAGAACCTTACTACCAAACAAGTTGAGTTTGTAGTAGCACACGAAATCCTACACAATGTCTATGAGCATATGCTACGTGTAGAAGGTCGCAATCGTCACTATTGGAATGCCGCCGCAGACTATAACGTAAATGGCACTTTGGTAAAAGACCGTATTGGTGAGGTTCCTCCCAAGATTAAAATCTTCCATGATCCCAAGCATTATGGTAAGAGCACTGAGCAGATCTATGACGAGATCTATGAGGAAATGGATGAACAGGCTTTGGAAGCTTTAGGTCAATTGCTTGACGAGCATATTGACTGGGAAAAGGATGGCAACGGTCGCCCTAAGTATTCCAAGGAAGAACTCAAGCAAATTCGCGATGAGATCAAGGAACAGATGATGCAGGCTGCTCAGGCGGCGGGTGCGGGAAATACCCCTGCTGACATCCAAAGAATGATCAAAGAACTCACTGAGCCCAAGATGAACTGGCGTGAAATTCTACGCCAACAGATCCAAAGCACCATTAAAAATGACTATACCTTTATGCGTCCAAATCGTAAAGGCTGGCACATGAACGCCGTTCTTCCTGGCACTAACTATGATGAGACTATTGACATCTGTGTTGGTATTGACATGTCGGGTAGTATTGGTGATGATCAAGCCAAAGATTTCATTAGTGAAGTCAAGGGTATTATGGACGAATACAAGGACTTCAAGATTAAGTTATGGTGTTTTGATACTCGTGTCTATAACGAGCAGGACTTTGACGGATATAATGACGACATCATGAGCTATCAAATCAAAGGTGGAGGTGGAACTGACTTCATGGCTAACTGGGAATATATGAAGGAACATGACATTCAACCCAAAAAGTTTATCATGTTCACAGACGGATATCCTTGTGGTAGCTGGGGTGACGAGAACTACTGCGACACTTTCTTTGTAATACACGGAAACGATCGCATTGTTCCTCCGTTTGGTGCTCATGCTTATTACGAATTCAAATAAATGAGCCTTAGGGCAGGAAAAGTTAATGTTCTAAATGTATTAAATTTGAGGAGGGTATTACATCCTCCTCAACATTTTTTTTATACAAATATAGAAAAATATCATCCTACAGTACTAAAGAATATAGACAAATGGATTTTTTCTAATCTTAATAACAGATATTATATAGGTCAATCAATCGATTTAATAAATAACCAACTGCAATATATAATTAAATTAGGATTCGAGCAGGAAAAAGAATTAAGCTATTTCAAAATTGCTTGTACTATTGATTATTCAAGATAATTACTATTAGCTTTAAACAAGGAGAAAAAATGGAAGCTACTAAAACAGAAACAACTATGCCCGGCGCAGAAGCAGCAGCACCCGCTCAAGAACCAGCAGATCTTACTATCAATGACCTTAGCAACATCCGTCAAATTATAGATTTAGCTAGTTCAAGAGGAGCTTTCAGACCTACTGAAATGATTGCTGTAGGAACTGTTTACAATAAATTGTCAAATTTTTTAAATAGTATTCCAAAACAACAACCTGGAGTATAATATGGCCAATATTAAGCATGTAGGAAGATTAGTAGATTCTGGCAGGAAATGTCTTGTTGCCTATCGAACTATTCCTAACGATGCATACAATTGTCTAATTATTCCTACGGAAAAATTAGACCCTTCTCATCATGACTCATTGATTAATTTAGTCGAGTCCAATGCTGGCCAAACTGCTTATGAATTCGCAGAAGTCTTAGCACGAAACATATTCTCTGACGGTAATAATATGCTAGTGAGCCTACATAGGAATGGTTTACTTGTTAAAACACCCACAGATAAAGTGGAAATGTTACCTAATACTCAGGCCAGCATCAATCTAGCTCATTTAAATCAAGTCATAGCAGAACAACGAGGAGTTAGTGTTCAAGATCTAGCTTTACAAGATAATGCTAAAGAAATAGCATCTGCTAAAGATTTACCTACAGTCAAAAAAGATGACCCAAGCAAAACATCGGCCGCAAGTTTAAATTTACCTACTAACCAAGATTTATCCCCAGAAGATCAAGCTCGTCAGCTTCGTAGTGAAGCAGATAAACTTAGTAAACAAGCAGCTGATTTAAGAAGAAAAGCAGAAGAGCTTGTTCCTATTAAAAAACCAGTAAGAACCAAGTGAGATATGGAAAAAAGTTTCCCAAAGATATTATAGATCACTGGCCAGAAGTCTTCGGACATATTACTTTAAATGTTATTCCACTTAAGTATTTAGATAGAATAAAAATCATTTTTAAAAATGGCAGAATTTGGGAAATAGATTTTACGGATAATGTGCCGACTAACTGGTTGGAAATAGAAAAGCAATTAAAAAAAATGATAGCCGACTATGAAACTGAAATAGAAAATATCGATTTTAAATTAGATACAGTCAGAATTAAAAAAGATATGATCAAAAGTTGTAATAGGTTTTTTAAAAAAAGAAAATTATTGTGAAAGTTAAACTTATCTCTAGTTCAGAACCTACCGAAGAACTTAAATCTCTTGGAGTAGACGATGCCAAGGATTTGATCGCTTTTTGCGCTCGAGTAAGTAATCCTAATAATCAACTTAATGCCGAGACCAGTGAAAAGTTAATAAAATATTTGATTAAACATAAACACTGGAGTCCGTTAGAAATGGTTTCGGCCTGTTTAGAAATCACAACTACCAGAGATATAGCTAGACAAATGCTTAGACATCGTAGCTTTAGTTTCCAAGAATTCAGCCAAAGATACGCAGATCCTACTAAAGATCTTAACTTTGTTTATCGTGAAGCACGATTACAGGATATAACAAATAGGCAAAATAGTATTTCTGTACATGATGAATTACTACAGAAAAAATGGCAAAATATGCAAGAAAATGTGATACTTGCCGCAAGATCTGCATACGAATGGGCGATTGAAAATGGTATAGCTAAAGAACAAGCTAGAGCAGTATTACCAGAAGGATTAATGGAGAGCAGACTCTATATGAACGGTACGATTAGAAGCTGGGTTCATTATATCCAGCTTCGTATTGAAAACGGCACACAGTTAGAACATCAAAAAATAGCTGAATCATGTGCCCAAGTCATTTATAAAGTATTTCCTGTTACAATTTAAACTGAGATTCTAACCATTCAAAATCATTTATTTTCAATAAATCTTGAATACTATTGGCAAATTTAGATCCGTACTCTTTGCCTGCATTTGCTCCTTTAATAGAATATTCTCCAAATTCTCTATCTAAACCCTTTTGACACCAAGTAAGTAATCTAAGCCTTGTTTCTTCATCATCTTGTCCATTGATAATCTTTGATGATAATTTCACCGTCTCTCTAAAGGCACTTTTCCATGTATTAAAAGGATCTGTATTAAATTTAGTAATATTGCTAATTTCATTCATAGGTTTAAATCTAGTACTAATACTTGTTGTCATATCTGGTGTCATTAAATCCATATTCAGTGTTAGTATTTTAGGTAATAATTTGACCCCACCGTAACCATATTCTAAATCATTAATAGGATTTATCGATCTCCATACATGAACTATATCAATATCATAAATCTCTAACTCATAATCGAAATTGAACGATTCAAGTATTTCTGAATCCCCGTCCACTACCCAAAAATTTGTTGTAGAGGATAGCTCAGCTGCCTTAATATGGGCATTATGAATTCCTTTTATGTCTTTAACATGTATTGCATGAGGAAATCTTTTTTTCAATAATTCGAAATTTGCTTCTGCATTCGGTTCTTTATAACTAATAAAAATAATATCAAATGGCTTTGGTCTACTAGCAATTATATCCCATTCTTTTCTGTCAACTAAGAATCTATGTTCTATTTCTTTTTTACTCACAGGAACATTCTTGCTTAAAAGATAAACTCCTGTATAATCT